GCAGCGTACATACCCTCCGAGTTAGGGAAAGCATTACCTGGACCAGGGATATTCTTAATGATTTCTTCCGACATATATTTCACCTCCCAGTGATTTTTATTTTAATTTATTTCAGTAGATCGGCATTGTTGAGGAAACGACCGCCCCATACTGATTTTTCAACCATTGCTGGTTCCTGTACGATCTCGCCCAGATCGCCAGACTTACGGAAAGCAGTATCAGCTTCTACTGCATCGATACGCTTTCCAAGATTGTTGAAGTCACTCTCTGCATCTGCAATTTTTGCTTCTGCAAGTTCGTTGGACTTCTTGAGTGCAGCAACTTCGTCAGCAAGTGACTTGACTACTGCGGTGATTTCGCTAAAGGCTGATGTGACGGCATCTTTAAGTTCAGTAACTGCATTAACAGTTTCCTCGTCTGACTTCGATACCTCTTCGTCTTCAGAAGATTCTTCGTCTTCTTCATCTTCGCTTTCAACTGAGATTTCGATCTCAGGCTTTTCAGCCTTCTCTACGTCTGCAGCTGCAGCAACTTCGGCATCTGCCTCTGGAGCGATCTCAACAGTTTCTTCAACTGCTACATCTTCTGCAACAGCTTCATTTTGAATTTCATCTGTCATGTTATCCTCCTTGTTTATCTCAATTGTATTAATGCCTTTAGCATCATCAACCAAGAACTTTACCATGTCCACCTTGTCTGCATCAGCCTTTTCAACAAAGCCAATGTTCTTCATAGGTGTTCCATTAACTGGGTGAGACTCAGAGTCGTTATCTGAAAGAAGAACAAGACCAGAGTCTGCATCCCAAAAAACATTTTCTAATTCGGTATTTGCATCAATACCTGTAACTACCTCAACGCCATCTACCTTTTCAATAGAAATAACGTTAGCGAATTGGTTAGCAGGACTGTCTACAAGAGAAAGCTCGACTAAGTCATAATCCTTGATAATGCGAACAGGGGCATCCATCTTTTCGTCATAAGCGTCATCCCACTTATTCATCTTACCGCCAATGGAAAAACCTGAAAGAGTTCCGTCAAGAACCTTTTCCCAAGTATCTTGTGCACCCTTAGAAACGTATGCAGAAACATAAACGCCAGTGTAGAACTTCTTTGACTCTGGGTCAAAGTATTTGTCTTCCTTGAATGAGATCATCTTGCCAACAGAAATAGGCTGGTGCATCTCACGGATGTTTCCACGGAATTTAGAGAAAGCCTTAAGTGATGCCTCTGTAGTAACAATGTCAGACTGACGGTCTACGTTGTCCAGAGTAGCAAAACCTGACACAATGCGACGTTCTTCGTTAACTTTGCTGAACGGCATTGAGAGGCGGATGTTCTCGCCTTCGGTGTCGAAATGTGCTTTTGAAATAGTCATACTACTTTATTATAATCCCTTTTTTACAAAATGTTATCTAATTGTTATTATACACTATTTTTTGATTACTCAGTGGATCTACCCTCGCCCTGTGGGTTTCTACCTTCTGTAGTGGCTTCCCCATCGGACTGGTTGTTAGCACGCTCAGCATCACGTTGACGGTTCTGTGCAGTATTAGCTCTCATGTCTGTTGCTTGACGTGGAGTCATCTGGAATACATCGTCACCACCTGGTCGCTGTGGCAAACCAAGCTTTTCACGTGCCTCATTGGGTGTCATAACCTGAGTCTTGATGTAACGTTCAAGGATTTGTGCCTGAGTGTTTTCATCTGTCAGTGTAAGTTCATTAAACTTAAACTCAATAACATCTGTCTTTTCACGAATGATCTTGTTAATGATCTTTTCCAAATTCCGCTGAGCTGGGCGTGCGACCTGCTCTTTAAATGTACGGTCCTGTGAAAGAGCAGCAGCAATGTTAGAGGTATCTCCACCACCAAGCTTAGTCAGTGGTACTTGGTGAGCAACAAGAATGTCGTCACGGACCTGTTGACGGTACTGGTGGAACGATCCTTCCTGTACGCCGTTCTCAATTGGTTCCATCTTAAACTCAACCTTTTGCTGGTCATTATCACCAGGAAGAGGAATGTAGAGTGTACGGTGATTCTGACTCTTCAATCCAGTCTGCAAGAAGCGGAAGAGCTTGTCCTCTGCCTCGGAAGAGAGGCTTGCACCCTTAAGGGTTACAACATAACGTGGTACAGCCTTGTTCTGGAAGTAGTCAACGTTGTACTGAGAAGCAAAAGCATCACCGATCAGAGATGGCATAGCTGCAATTACATCTGGTACACCGTAGAAAGTGTTTAGTGGAGAGTATTCCTTAATGTGGATAATCTCATTAGGACGTGGATCATCAGTAATTGGGTTCTTGTTCTTTGCCCCGAAATTACGGAAGTAGACAACCTTGTTAGCAATGATCTGAACAAAGCCATCGTGAAGACGACGTACACGGACAGTGGTTGATGGAATGTGACCAATATAACCAATCTCGCCATTGATAGTACGACCTACTTCGATGTAGCCATTACCTGTAGCAGCAACATCTGTGTAAACCTTCTCAAGGGTTTCTGTAAAACTTTCATCTGAGTTAAGACTCTCAAGCCAGTCACGGAGCTGTAGCTTTGCTCGCTCAATACGGTTACGGGCACGAGCAACTGCTTCCTTGTCTTCTGACAGCTCAAGCTTTAGAGTGGTTCTATCAGAAACCACAAAGTCGTAGCCAAGTCCTACAATGTTTTCCACCTTAGCGTCAATAGCTGCGTGGTTTGCAAACGATGTGTCGTAGTAACCAGCAAGTTGGTATACGTCATAAGGTGGGGTAATGATGTCAAAGAGTCCGTAAGCATTACGGTAGACAATACCAGGGTTAAGCTTCTTGGACTTTGCATCTTCTCTACCGCTGTCAATAGCACCAGCAGAATCCATGTATGCATCTGTCATCGCTACCTTTTCGACATTGCGATTGGTGCGACGCTTAAAGTTTAAATCTAAACCACGATAATCTTTGATTTCATCCCATGACTTCATGAATGGGTCATTGGCACGTGGATCTGGTGTTTCATCGACATACAAGCTGTCGTCTTTTACCACAATTGGTACTCGTGTCAAACCATCATTCGTCATTACCGTATAGCTCCTGTGTCTTCTTTGCAGCAATCAACGCACCTAGGTCGTTTTCGCTAGGGATGTATCCCTGTGCCATACGGTCTTTTTGTACTGAGTACTCTTCGTCTGTAATTCTTGCTGTACCCTCGAAAAATACAGCCTTGCCATCTGGCTCACCGTAGTAAGCTGCTGCCTTTGTAAGCTCTGCAATCTTTGCTTTGTCACCACGACGTGCAGGAATGTTTAGAACATTGTTGTCTCCGTCGGTAAAAAACTTACCGTTGGCCTTTTGCCAGACATAAACTCCCACATTTGTAATATTATCGTTAACGATTTGGACCTTGGTTTTACCAATTTGGCCCTTCATAATCTTCTCCATAACCACAAGTATACCATATTATACAGGTGTGATAATATTTGACTGCCATGAGATGTCTTTATAGACCACGTATTCGTAATTTTTAAACCTAAATTGTGTGTCACTGTCAATAACGATACGATCTGTACCAGTGTACTTCTTGTAAACAGACTTTGTGTCAAAACCAGCAAAACCTTGTGATGAAACAACAAGCAAGTTACGCCAAGTATACGCCTGAGTTCCTGCCACCGCTGGGTCTGCATCCAGGTTCTTCCAATAAGCCCAGTCTTTATCAAGGTTATCCGTAATCTTTACATCTGCCCACTGACGATATACAGAACGAGATGCCTCGTCAGCTTCAGATGACTGGTAGTAGGACACATTGTTAAAAATGATTGGACCAGTCACTCTAAATGCCCCTGGATATCCAGAGAAGTCTACTGGGGTATCAAACGAGAAGGACAGTGCTGTCCAAGTCTTTCTATCTAATACTGGATTGAGAACCTTCTTGCCATTAATATAGAAGGTGATGTCGCTTTGCTGAAGACCAGTGTCAGCATCGATTGCATAAATACGACCTCTATCTTGGAGTTCGTCGTCTGGTACAAGGTAGAACTTGATGTGACGAATATAGTCTTCTCCAGATGTTTCCAGAGTTTTTGACTTTGCAAAGATTTCCATTATTTCTGTAACAGACTGAGGGAATGCTTCGTCGTCATATCTCAAAAGTATCTGCCATGCAGCAATCTTAAAGAATGATGTAGAACTAGTGTTAATTGGAATTTCAATACCACGGTCAAGATCACCGTCGTAGAAACCTCTTAATCTTAATCCACTAGTTGAGGTCAGGTACATGTAAGGGGTGCTGCCCTTGTAAATGCTGTACGGATTTCTTGTCTTGTAGTCATAGAACTCAGAAGACTTTCTGTATGGGAAAACATCCAAACCAAACTTAGTTCCTACAGGGTTTGCCTGTGCACCATCTAGTACCTGTGAGGCTAACTGAAGAGATCTAATTTTAACTGGGTTCTCCATGATACCGTTTGACAAAAGCTCAACATGCAAAACAATCGATACCTGCTTAAAGCTCATATTTGATGGGGGATAAATAATAGTGTCATCTACGACCTCATACTTTACATAATCAATTGTTCCATCGTCATTGATAGTCTGCCAGTCATCTCCTGGTACCACCACTCCATTCTTGGGTGCAAAGACTATCTTGTTAAATCTGCTTACACTGATTGCTGCATCATTTTTTAATTCTTGAAAAGATACAAAGGTTCTAACAAGTGAACTAGTTGTATCAAACGAGTTGGTCAAGAATTTTTGAATAGCAGGGTAGTCAATATTAAATTGAATAAAGTCAAGATCTTGGTATGTGTTCACACTACCGTCACTATTCTGTGTACCACTATTAATATATTTACTAAAGTATGTCAGTGGTACGTAGTCCTGCCAATAGCTGTTAACCGCAATATCTAGCATAAAGTTTTCTAGGTAAATCTTGGGAACCAGGGTGTAGCTTCCAACGTGATTAAGAATGTTTGAGACCAGGAGGCTGTATACGCTACCGCCATCAATTTCCTGCTCATAGATACCAGAGTCATTGCCAAAATATTCATCTCCACCATCTAGATAAACATTCCAGTTGTAAAGACTTTGAGATGGATTGTCGTTAGTAAAAATAGAGCTTCCAGCATCAGAGACAAAGTTGGCATCAAAGGCGTTAAATCCTGCAGGAAGACCAGTTGACGAAAACACATTAGAGATCTTTTCTAGGTTGCGTGCTGTGCTAAACCCAATACGATAAATGTTTCCAGCAAAAGTATTTGTAAACTCTTTCTTACCACCAACATATAGCTTAATTGATTGTTTTGATCCTAGGAAGTTTGCAACTCTACCGCCAAAGTTTTGTGCAAACTTATTAATATCTAAACCAGCAAACAGGAAGTCTCCAGGAACATGCAGGGTATCGCTATAGATAAGCTCTTCCTGTGTTGTAACTATGCCATTAACCTGTGACAAGTATCGATACGTGTATGCAGTAGTAGCACCCTGCAAGGTTATTTCAAGAGATTCTCCTGTGGTTGTGTTTTCAAGCATAAACAATGTTTGCTTAGTTGAGACTGATGCATTAGATTCGAACAAACCGTAAAAAGCTTTTACATCTTGCTGTAGCAAATTAAGGCTAGAGAAAAGAATGTAACCATCTGTTGAGTTCCATCCAGAATTTGGTTTTAATGATAAGTACGTTCCAAAGATTGATGAAAGAGAAGAGTTGTCCGTATACCATTGATCTAGTGTTTTATTGTTAAACACAATTGATGGCAGTTCGTACTGTGGCAGAGATAGCGTTAGATTGTCAGCTACAATGTTTTCTGTAATACCCTGGTTCCATTTACCAAGATCTGGATAGATATAGTTCTTGGCATACTTAGAGAAAGTATAGTCAACCGACATGATCTTTCCTAGGCTAGAACCGTTAATGTTTTCAGATGTTTCTACACCCTGCCCATATACCCAACGACGCTTCTCAACAATTGCTGGAACCTCGTATGGATAAATTCCGACACAGTCAATCTCAATAATTGGAACATCGTTATAAGCATAAAAACCAATCCAGTCTTGGTCCTTTCCAGTTCCACTTAGTTTGGCTGGAAAATTAACCTGGTCTGGATCAATGTTAATTGTAATAACTTCTTCGCCATTAACTGTCAAACTAGCAACGGTACCAGAAAGTCGAATAGCAACCAGCATTGGTCTGTCCCATTCTCCAACATAATAAGAACCGTTATATTTGCCAACCTTTAGTGCTAAGAATGAGTCGTTAACATAGAGACCATCTGTAGATGCAATTGGCCCAAGAATACGTCTTGGCTCTGTTGCAGATGACTGTATCTTTAACCATGTTTCAAATGTTAAATCAGAGTATTGTCCATTGACGTTCATGAATCCATACCCTGGCAAAATGAGAGATGGACCCTCTGGGTTTGGGGTAATCTTGGTACAGCTTTCAGAACCAAATACCATTGGCAAGCTAGAGTTGTTAGCAAACATCTTGTTTGTGTTTGCCATATAATATCCGTTAATCTCTTGTAAACCATAAGACTTTGTACCTACACCATATCCAGACACCGCAATAGCTGTAGGAATTGTTGACGGATTAACGCCAAGAGATTCGACATTAAACTGTTCTGATCTTTGACCAAAAGAAATACCATTTAGCAAAACATAATAACCAGAAGGTGCTGAGTTGAACGTTATCTCTACAACTATTTTTAAATCTGTAAATGCGTTTGGCAACTCAAATGACTGTGAAACGAACTGCCAGTTACTAATACTTAAAAGATCTATGTTCTTTGTTTCTCTAATTACTTGAGATGACGAATCTGTATACTCAATACCCAATCTAAGATCAATAGCTCTATTAAATGTGTCAATATAAGTTGAAATAGATATTGTTTTAGAGATTTCCAAATCTGCTTGCTGAGCTATTACTGGACTTAAGCATTTTAGTTGGTCACCAGATGGTGGCACAAAAAGTTGATTGGCATAGCTTTCGAAAGCTGGCTCTGGAAATGCTGGTAACCACGTAGATGTTGTAGCATATGAAGTTGCAACAGTAGAAGGTGTAAGAGTTGTATTGCTGGCATTTTTAAATACCCAGCCATTTCGCATATTGCGATCATCTTCTGTAATTAGAGATACATAATCAATTGGATCGTCAAGAGACCATAGTGCGATTGGGTGCTCGGCAAAAACCTTTTCTGCGTATGAATTAGAAGCGGTAGTCATGTAATCTCCTAATCTAGTTTATCATAGGGCTAGGTTTTGATAATGTAGTTAAGAACGATATATGGTTGAAGGTTGGTGTGGGCTTGAGAGGCATTTGCTGCTACGTTGTTTGCATTACTAATAGTCATACCAGTATAGTCGGTGTTGGTTCTTGCACCCTGGTCAACAGATTGACCTGCACCACCGTCGGTACGCATTGTGACGTTGAAGCCAGACTCTCTCCAAACAGGACCACGAATAACGTGTGAGTGACCTGGGTCAGACAGTGTATTAGGGTGGGAGTGGGCAGGAACACCAGACTGAGCAGCTGTTAGAGTTACTGACTCAACACCGCCGCTAGAACCAAGTGTTGCAAATGTTCCCGATGCAGTCTTTCCAACTGGCACATCACCACGAAGGTCTGGCAACCTAAAGTGAGTTGTTCCTGCTGCACCAGAACCATTTGTGTTTGTGCCATAAGGGAAAACAGTTCCAGTTGCAGTTAATACATTGTAGAGAGCCGTAAAAGATGAAATTGCCAACTCTTGACCTTCACACAAAAGCCATCCAGATGGTGCAGCTGCTCCAGCAAATGGCATAATTCCACCAGTTGGTGCACCACCAAAACTTGAACTAACCTGACCACTACTAATATCGCTTCCAGGAATACCGACCTGAGCTGTTAAAGCACCCGTTCCTGCACCCTTAATGTATGCACCAGAAGTAAATGAACTAGCACCAGTTCCGCCATTAGCAACAGAAAGATCTGTTGTTAGTGTAATACTGTTAACCGTTAGATCTCCAGCCACATTCATGCTAGCTACAATATTAGAAGATGTGTTATACCATTCTTGTAGGTTTACTGATGATGTAGTGAATGGTGTTACTTTTAAAGATACTCCAGTTGTTTCACTACTAGATACCGTCAAATTTTTGAGGGTACTGGGAATTGGATTAACAGTAGAACTAAAAGATCTCCAAGCACCAGTAGTGGCATCATAGTAGTAGTTACCAGATACCTGTCCGTTTGTTGGAGAACTTGGAAAGTCGATGGGCATAATTTAATTATACCTTAATGATATAGTTCATAACGATATATGGCTGCAATGCAGATACTGGAGTAACTGTTGCTGACCCATAATTTCCAGATGTTCCACTAAATGCTGGCACATCAATTGTGTGTGAGTGAGCACCAGACCCCTTAGTAACAAAATCTCCACCGTTACCAGTAGTATTGTTACTCGTTGCATCATAGCCAATTGCAACGCTTCTACTATAACCACCTGGACTTGAAGCACCGTCGTCACCGAAGAATAGGTGGCTGTGATCTCCACCAGATGCAGTAAAAGCTGCGTGGTCGTGATCGATTGAGTGATTGTGCTGTGGTATATGGCTAACTGTCAAAGATGTTGACTTAACTCCACCAGGTGCATTTAATGTATTAAATTCGGTTTGTGCAGAATCTAAACCTACTGGAATTCTTCCCTTAAGATTGGGAAGGTTAAATGTGGTAGATCCATCACCAGTTCCATAATTTGTTCCAATAGCTGCAAATAATCCAGCATATGTTGTTCTGGATACTGCAGTGCCATCACACAATAACCAACCAGTTGGTGCTGTTGCACCTGCAAACTGACTTACCATACCTGCTGGCGAATATACGCTTCCATGTTGACCATCAAGAAGATCGGCATTAAGGTTTGCAACAGCAGTTGTAGATGCAACAGAAAACGGAGCAGTACCTGTTGCTTGTGTTGAAACAAATCTTGGAGCTGTAATTATTCCTGCAGAATCTACTTCTGCAAGAACTGTATTGCTTACGTTTATCCACTGTTGCAAATCTGCAGTTTGTGAAGTTGTTCCCTTAACAGTTAAAGGAGTGGCGGCTGCATTGTTAACTGTAAACTGTGCACGCCCAGTATTTGAGGAAATAAAAGTACCATTAAGGTCTCCAGTACCATAATAGTTTACGCCACCACTAAACCAGTTATCTCCAATAAGATTAGCTTTTGAGCTTAAGGCAGGTATAGCAGAAGAAATAATCTCAACCCATTGTGCACTTGTGCCGTCAGCATAATAAACATAAGATACTCCAGTATTAGTGTTGTACCAAATATCTCCATTATTAGCAGTCAATGGTGCTGTCGGTGACGTTACCGCCACAGTTGCAGGATCTTCCTTAGATTGCCAAGCACCTACAGTTGAGTTATAGACATATGAACCATATATTTGTCCGTTTGTAGGGTTTGCTGGAAAATCAAGAGCCATAATTTAATTATACACCAGCAATAGCTTTGGCCTCTTCTTCAGTTAAACCAAGTTTTGAAAGTTTTTCTATGGCAGCCTTAAGGTTTTGCTCTTTTTGAACCTGCTGATCTTTTTCTGCTTGCTCTTGCTTTAAAAATTTTTCATACTCTTCTTGTCTTTGAACAATCTCTTCTTCTGTTAGCGGTATCAGATAAACTGGTGCAACAGAATCTTCTGGCGTTATATCTTGTGCATTATCTATATCCATAAACTTTTAAACTCCCATTCGTTAAAGTTCCACCCTGAAGTGAGTAAATCTGAAAATCTGAATAGCTACCGCCATTACCATTGATAGATCCCAGCCAAAGCAAAAATCCACTATCGACAGATTGAGATAAAAATCTTTTAGTTCCTGCATGTGCTGGATTAATAACATCCATCCATCCGCCAGAACCATTACCCTGATTCGATCTTGACATCATGGCTGCGGCATTACCAGAAGCAAATGTTTGTGTAAAATTAGGACCACTATAGGTACCAATTCTTCCATAGGTATATCCAGATCCAAGATTAATAAGTTGAAACATTAAGTCCATACCAGAACTTGTTGCCTCTATCTCAAACATAACCCTGTAGTATCGATATGCCGAAGAAAAACAACCATTAACTCTTAAGTTTGTTACACCACCAGAAAAATTTATTGTTCCGTTTGCAGACACAGAAGCAGAGCCTGAGTTTACAGATACAGATGTTGGAATAATCGGTACAAGTCCAGCACTAATTTGTGTATTAGATACAGTTTGTGTAATATTTTCAAAACCTGTAACAAAATCAACTGTCCATCCAGACAACCACGCTGAAGAAGATGTGCTGAATCCAACTAATACATTGTTTACAGCAATTTGTGGATAATTCCAGCTAGAATTTGTTTCACCAATATAGATACAAGCTCTACCTCCAGCTGTATATCCAAACCTTACAGTATAGTTGACAGAAACATCTTGATTACCCAATATGTATGCAGTTGGATTTACCCAGGTACCACCAGTAAAATTGTAACCAGCTATAGAGACATCAAAAGACTTTAAATTATTATAGTCAAATACGCTGACATTAAACTTATGCATATGACTTGTCCAACCAACTGGAAGGGTAATCCTAATTGCACCAGTGTATACGTTTATTCCTGTAGTAAACACACCGCCTGAAGGATTTAGCACTCTGTTAAATCCTGAATCTGTTATTGCTGTTGTATTCAATGCACCAGAAGAATCAATGCTTGACAATACAGTACCGCCAGTATTTTGCCATTCTTGAAGATTAGCCGACTGAGATGTTGCCCCTCTTGCAACAATTGGAACATTGGTAGCTGCAGATGCAGTTGATTGAAGCATTGTTGTAGTAGGCATTACAGAACCTACACCAATTCTGGGTACTTGAAGTTCACCAGCACTGTTGATTTCTGACAATACCGACCCAGTTGAGGATTGCCATTGTTGAATGTCTGCGATTTGTGAGGCTGCTGCCTTTACAGTAAGAGGAATTGTTGATGCTGAATTAGTCACAAAAATTGCTCTACCAGTGCTTGCTTGAGCAAAAGATCCGCTACCACTAAAGTTAATATTTCCTGCTGAATCAACATATGACTGAACAGTTCCAGAAGAATTTTGCCATTCTTGCAGGTTAGCAGTTTGACCACTACTTCCCTTTACTGTAAGAGGAACTCTTGTAGTTACAAAGCTTTGCATTAAGTTTGCACCATATCCAGTTAATGCTCCAGATGGTGTTACTGCTGCAACTACAGTACCAGAACTATTTTTCCATTCTTGTAAATTAGCTGTTTGACCAGAAAGTCCGACCACCGTTAATGGTGTTGTTGACATTAATGAGCCAGTTGCTGTAGCATCTACAAGGGTAGAAGTGTTTAAAGTGGCATTAGTAAAAAAGTTGGGGGTAGCAGCAGGAAGCAGAGCATTCCAAGCACCTCTAGCAGAGTTATAGTAGTAATTACCATATACCTGGCCATTTGTTGGGGAGCTTGGAAAATCTAAAGGCATAAGTCAATTATACACCAGCAATTGCTCTGGCCTCTTCTTCTGTAAGGCCTAGATTTTGCAATTTGATTAGTGCAGATTCTTTTGGTGGCAGTGCTATGATTTGTTCTTGTGCTTCTTTGAGTGCTTTCTGCACTTCTATATTGGTAGGTTTTGGCTGGTCATGTTCCCAAACAACTATTTCTATCTCTTCATTTCCAGATATAGAAAATCCATTATCAAATCCTAGATGACTCAAAGCCAATATAAAATCTTCGTGACTCATTGTAAAATCTCCATTAATGTTATTGATGATGTTCCTCCATAATGTTGAACAGAAACAAAAGATGCGTTGACATAATTTTTGAACTGTGTCTTATAAGTTAACGCAGACGTAGTAGCAGGAGAATCCAATAATGTATAGCCCACTCCAAGCTCTGCCAAGTATCCAGCTGAGGGGGAATATCCAATCAAGTTTCCTGGCCATGTAGCAAACTCTACACCATTTTTTAAAAGTTTAAGCTGTAAAGCACTTTCAATGTTTGCACTTGTTTGTTTTGTAATTCCATTTTGATTGAGAATTATTAAAATTTTACTTGTAGATGATGTTGGAGTAATTGTGGCGGTAAGCCCAGTATCTGTCCATGAAGCATTTGTAGAACTTGTAACCTGTGTTCCTGTAGAACCGTAAACAACTTGCCTAATTATTCCTGCTGGTAGTCTAGAGTATGAAATAGTTCCAGATGTAATGTCTCCTGCAGGAATACCGCTTTGTGAGGTAATTGGACCAGTGCCAGCACCCTTAAGGTATCCACCAGAAGTCAGTGTATTTGCACCAGTTCCTCCATATTGAACGCCAACTACAGAACCATTCCAGGTTCCAGATGTGATTGTTCCAAGAGTTGTAATGTTTGTAGAGCCAGCTGCTGGAGCAAAGGCTGTAGAATGATTTCCGTCAAGAAGGTCGGCATTAAGATTAGCAACAGCTGTTGTTGAAGTTACAGTAAGTGGAGATGTTCCTGTTGCAACATTAGAAATAAATCTTGGTGCAGTTACATTTCCAGTAAAAGTTGCACCAGCTAGATCAGCCTTGGTGTTTAGCAGCGGTAGGCCAGAAGAGAGCAACTCTACCCATTGAGCAGACGTACCATCGTCATAATAAATATAAGAAGTACCATCATCATTATCATACCATATATCACCTGGATTAGCTGATGCTGGTAGAACTGTAGATATTGTTGCTACCGTGGCAGAATCCTCACGTGCTTGCCATGCACCTACGGTTGAGTTATATATGTACGAATCATAGACTTGTCCATTAGTAGGATTTGCAGGAAAATCAAGAGCCATAGTTTAATTATATACCAATTACGGCCTTAGCTTCGTCTTCCGTAAGTCCTAACTTTTCTAGTTTAGCTAAAGCTTTTTCCTTTAAAATTATCTGAGATGCAAAAATTTCATCTGGTGAAGGCAATTTTTCTGGATGATCTTGATCTACCACATCAAACAATGATGGATCAATCGATAAAAAGTCTTCTTTGTTACTGTAGTCCATAAACTGTCACATTCCCCGTCAAAGTTCCATTTCCAGCTGCATAAAACCAGAATCCGTCAAATGTGGCTCCTCCATTCCACTTAGATGTTCCCCAAACTGAAGTGTTTTCATAAGAAGAGTGAAAACTTACAGTTGGTCTATTTCCACCAGCTGAGTTATATGGTGCAAATACATTGATTGCATAAGTATTGCCACCAGAAGCAGCTGCATAACCCATACTTACATATGCAGTGGCCTGATTGCTCTGGAATGTAGACAACGTAGTTCCCTGGTTATAGGCACATCCACCATAATAAGCAGCTACCGTTGTGTATGAGCCACCCTGTGTAAACCTCCAGTACACATAGTCGTTTGGTTGGCTAGTTCCAGTCATTTCAATTCTTACTATATAGTTTGTGTATGTATTCGAAAAAACTCCATTAAGAATGATCCCTCCACCAGAAAAAGTCACTCTTCCTGTGTTAGTATCTCTTGTTGCTGTTCCAGACCCCATTGTAACGCTTGTAGGAACAATAGGTATAAGACCAGTACCATTAGCTACCCCAGTACCACCCCTTGCTATTGGAAGTATTCCAGAAGTGATATCTGTTGCTGGTATGCCTGTTTGTGCTGTTATAGTTGATGTACCTGCTCCTTTTAGATATGCCCCCGAAGTTAGAGTAGTTGCACCAGTACCACCTTGAGCAACAGTAACTGTTCCAGTTGGTATTTCTTCCCATGCACCCCAAGTCGTTGTATATTTTGCTCTTGTATATACTGCATGGAATGATTGATAAACAGTGTACCGTTGGTATGTAAACCCAGAACCGTCGGTACCAGACTGATAGACTTCCAACAAGCCAGCTCTAGCTATTGGATAATTTGTTCCACCAGATGCCTGTGCATCGCTACCCTGATGATAGATACCCTGAGTTGTATAAGTGTTTAGGTCTGCTGCTGCTGGAATAGCTTGCATGGTTACATCGGCAAACGGAATGCCTGTCTGTGCTTGAATAGCATTAGTACCATTGCCTTTAAGGTATGCACCTGTTGTAAATGTTCCTGCTCCTGTACCCCCGTTTGCAACGGTAAGATCATTAGTAAGAGTTAAACTTGTAGCTGTTATAGTTCCATCTGAAGCAACTTCGGCTTTAATGGCACCAGTAGAATCTAGCCATTGCTGTAAATCTGCAGTCTGACTTGTTGCACCCTTAACAGTTAATGGAATTGTCGATGCTGTATCTGTTGTGATTGATAAATTTTTCAGGGTACTAGGAATAGTATTGGTAGTAGATGAAAATGAATTCCAAGCACCTACGGTAGCGTCATAATAATAGTTGCCATATGTTTGCCCATTAGTCGGAGAGCTTGGAAAATCTAGTGCCATAATTTAATTATACACTAGGCAATTTCTTCTAATATAATGTTTGAATAAGAACCAAATAATGCATCTGCACCTCTTCTATTTAGATAACCAGTTCCTGTATATACCGCAAATTGAATTGTATATGTTGTTGCAGCAGTTGTAGCTGGGCTATCAACAAAACATGCGTTCATTGGTTCTAATCTTCCGTAGTCAGCTATATATGTTAGGGTGCTGAAGTTAAAAGTTCCACCAGCTGTACCGTTTCCTACTGGCGTAGACCCTCTAAGCACTCTCATAAAAACCCATCCAGCTGCCGAACAGCTAGCAGTAATATTGGCAGTTACCTTTATTCTAGAAGATGTTGATCTTGGTGTAATTGTGGCAGATATTCCAGTACTACCCCAGGTATATTGTCCAGTAACTGTTGCTGTATTTGCACCAGTTCCAGATTCAACAACCTGTAACACTGTTCCAGACGGTAGTCGTGCAGAAGCTAGCGTTCCAGAAGTAATATCCCCAGCTGGAACACCTGTTCCAGAGTTGTAGATCTTCTTCCATGGCCACCAGTTATCCACAACGTCTCTAAGTGATCTATACCATAGCTCTGTTCCATTTGTTGTCCAGCTTGCCGCTAACTCAGCAGATCCTGCAGCACCCCTACCCCATGCCAGGGTAGACCAGTATGCTGTTGGTGTTGAATCACCTAATGATGAGTTGTTAGTATTAAAAGTATAGATTCCAGTATCGTGAACAGACCTTCCAGTCTCAGCAGCTAAAGCACCTTTGCTAACAACGTCATCATGTGTGTGCGTTGTTAAAGAAAATGCTGATGCATGGTTTCCATCAAGAAGATCAGCATTTAAATTAGTGACAGCAGTAGTTGATGATACGGTAAGTGGGGCAGTTCCAGTGGCAACATTTGAAATAAATATTGGTGCAATTATGTTTCCAGTAAACGTATCTCCTGAGATGTCTGCTTTAGTATCTAGCAGCGGTACACCAGAAGGCAACAACTCCATCCATTGAGCACTTGTTCCATCGTCATAATAAACAAATGAAATGCCATCGTTAGTATTTACCCAAATATCTCCAGGATTAGCGGAAACTGGAACGGTAGATGAAAGAATAGCAACAGTTCTAGAATCTTCACGAGATTGCCATGCACCTACCGTTGAATTATAGGTATAGCTACCATAGATCTGACCATTGGTCGGATTAGCAGGAAAATCAAGAGCCATATAATTAGTTTATCATAATGGCAATATTAAGCTGCTAGATCTCCAGTAAGCACCCATGTATTTGCTGCTCTCTTAATAAGAACTGCGTGTGACCACTGAGCACGAAGCTTGAGTCCTGGTGTACCGTTAACAGTTGTTGTTCCTGGTGTTACAGCTGCGACTGTTACTTGTCCTGCACCTACCTGCAAAATTTCAATCTTTGTCCCAATTGGGAAATTATATGTTGCATCGGTTGGCACTGAAAGCGTAACGGCTGTTGCAGTATTCATTTGAATAAGATCATTTTGATCTCCGTTGCCAAGTGTGTACGCAGCAGTTTTTGCTGTTTGCACATTAAAAGAATTGTTTGTATTTGTAGACTCAAGAGCACTAACACGGGTAAGCAAAGAAGCTTCAAGAGCTGAGTTAGACTTTACCTGTACCCATTGTGCAGAGGTACCAGGACCAGCACCATCATTATCTACACCGTCATCATACCAAACATACAAAGCACCATCGGTAGAGTCAAACCAAGCATCACCAGCAGCTGGCTGAGATGGTGGAGTCGCTCCAACAGAAATACCACCAGAGGGAACTTCGTTAACCCAGTTTGTACCGTTGTACTTAATAACCTGGCGAGTCTGTGGGGTACCAGTAATAACGACATCGGAAAGTTGATCAATTGTGTGAGTGTGATCTCCAAGTGCAACTGTTGAAGATGTTGTACCAGTTGGAATACGAGAGATTGAGATACTTGTTGTACCCTGGCCAATTAAGGTAATAACATTATCTGGAGTGAGTTCTTCAGCGTTTCCAGCACTAGCAGAAATACGTCCAAGAACACGGTACTGTGCACTTACATTTTGAAGTTTTGCATATGTTACAGCGTCATCTGTAATACCTGCGGTTGGCACCGTTCCATAGTTTGGTGCAGTGTTTGCACCTGCAGAAAGCAGTGGCAATCCTACTGTAGCACTTGCAGATCTTTTGGCAAGAGTTGAAACTGTATCGGCATAAAGAATATCTCCAACAGCGTAAGATGTCTGTCCAGTACCACCCTTGTTAGCTGCAATTGTTGTGGCACTCCAGGTACCAGTTGCAATAGTTCCGAGGGTAGTGATAGATGTTTGACCAACATAGGTAGATGCAATATCAATAGAGTCTGCGTTTGCTGTAATACGGTTAGATGTACCAACTACGTCTAGAGTATTTCCAGTTTTGGTCATACCAGTACCAGCAGTAATCAGAGCTGCACCAGAGAACTGTACCCAAGCTTGATCGTCAAATGAGTCCATGTAGTGGTTTGACTGAACCCACGAAGATGTTCCGTATGTAGTACCTTCCTGAACATAAACAGATGCACCAATTAGTTCTGCAGGGCTATCTGCATCTGTAGAGCGTGTTAGGGTATATGTTGTTCCGTTATCGTTGTAAACATAAATACCCTTTTGTGTACTTGTTGTTTGATTGGTGAGAAGAATTCTATATCCAGAGTCGGTAGCATCCAGTGCACTGTGACCATCAATAACAAGAGTTCCAGTATTCCCAGTAAGTGCTACGTTAGACACTGCAATGAGGTGGACTGCTTCCTTCCATGCCAAACCAGCAATAGCATCATCCACATAGGCTTTTGTAACAGCATCTGCGTCTGAAGTAGGCGTAGCAAGATTAGTAATCTTATTGTTGTTTACATTTACTACACCATTAAAGAGTGCACCTACTGCTGTAATCTTACCACTAGCATCGATAGAAGCCAAAGTGGTGTCTGAGCTGTTTCTCCATCTTGTCAATACCGCCGACTGTCCAGACAGACCGCTAACTACAAGTGGGGTTTGAGAATTTGATTGTGGAGTTAAAACGTTGATACCTGTAATGTTTTGACTATAGCTAGGACCAACTGGTGCAAGCTTTACATAGATGCCAGCGTTGTCAGAATCTTTGAGGTAGTAACTAAGTGCAGACCAAACAGCACTACCGTTACCAATCTTAAACTTGCCAGTATCGGTCTCTAAACCGATCTCACCAGCCTGAAGCAGTACTGTAGTAGCTACATCAGCCCATTGTGCAGCAGTACCTCTGCGTTGGTACATTCTAGTTAAAGTAGCCATAAGTCTCCAACTACAATAATACCATAATTAGTTATTATCCTAATCGAACAAATGCAGAATAGCTTCCTGGACCTTCCCAAGAATTGTAAACAACTCCGCCAAACCCAAAGCCACCTTGAACAGAATACCCATCTCCTGCCCAAATAGCAACATGGCCACCACGCATCATGATATCACCAGGCTGAACCTGAGAAGGATCGTAGAATACTGTCCCAACAGATCCAAACCCCATAGGACCAACATCCCCAATGCTGTACCCTAGGTCACGAAGTGCCTGCTCAACTAGCATTGTACAGTCCCAACTATAACCAACATACTTCATTGCAGAATTAACCAATGCTGAACTTGAAGCTGGGAGGCTCTGTGTTGCGATCTGAGAGCCTAAAGATGCGGTTTGCACCGTGGGTGTCAAATTTACGGTTACAGCGTCTCTAGATACCGTCAAAGCCGTTCCTGTTACTGTTAATTCTTGTGCCTGAACAATACCTTTTGAGTTTTGCAGGTCTACCGTCAATTTTTCGGTGGTAACGGGTGATACCCCCATCGCTGCATTAGCGACAATGATTGCATTTGAAATTATAAAAGATAGCATTTACTATCACCTCACAAAAATATATGAAGTTCTAGAATAGCACGTGTTTTTAAAAAGGTCAAATTAGGTAAGATCTACCCAAGTAGTTCCATCATATCTTTTAGCTGTTGTAAAGTCTACCCAGTTAGTTCCATCAAAACGTTTTGAGGTTGCTGTTGGCTCCCAAGCAGTACCAGTGTAACGCTTTCCACCTGCACCTACAAATGTTCCTGTTGCTGTAATTGCAAGATCTCCAGTACCAATACTATTTACAGCATACGTTCTCCATTTATAGGTTAAAGCTGGAGTTAATAGCTGATAAGTAAAGTTTCCACTGGCATCTAAAGTGTTATAAGTGTTATTTGCGGTAAAGGTCTTTGAAGTATTATCCCAACCTTTCCACGTAGCACCATCATCAGTACTTAACTGAATTCTGTATTCAGAAATTGAATTACCATAATCGGAAGACGTTCTAGCCGAATTAATGGTTAATGTTCTTCCTACCTTGCTTGTTACAGATGGGGTACCTGGAGCACTTGGTACACCTGGTGCTACTGCCGAGGCAGTGGAGCTAATTGGACTCCAACCAGTTGAGTTATTTGCATAAACGGTATAAGAGTACGTTGTTCCCCTAGTGAGTCCATCGTCATTGATTGATGTCGATGTATATTGACCAAGATATGCACTGTTTCTATATACGTGGTAATAGTTAATTCCTGCACCAGTATATGAAGGAGCTGTCCATGAAACAGAGATTCTTCCAGCCACAGAAGTACTTCTTGTTGCAGATGGTGACTGTGGTGCAGTTGGAATACCATAAGAGGTTGTGGTTCCACTATTTCCAGATGAACCGTCTTCATTTCTAGCACGAGCAATAACACTATATGTTGTATGAGCATTTACGCTAAAGGCTGTTCCATTAGCACTCCAATCAGTTACACCATTTAACGCTACATCGTAAGCAGTAACACGGTTAGATGATCCACCGTTTGTTGTTGCAGTAAGAGATGTTCCATTAGATGATCTTGAAGCAGATGGTGCATTAGGTGCGGTTGGTGCCACATAATACCAGTCAAGATATCCACCCATACCACCAGTCCATGTGGAAAGTAGCGTACCGTTTCCAAGATAACCGTATGCAGGCATGTTATTAGCTGTACCTGGGTTACCACCACGCATAGCAACATAGTTTTGACCAGTAATACGAACTGTTGTTCCAGACCACCACCATTCGTCGTAGGATCCACCGTTAACCGAAAAAGCATTAAATCCAATTGGATCTCCAGGTCTATTAGCAACTGTTGTTACCTGAATGAATGGTCTAGCATTATTGTTACTAACAGTACGGTTAGAACCATTATCTGGTGCACCTGATGGGTGAAAATATACTCTATCTCCCACTTAGATCACCAGAACCAGAGATCTCCAGCAGCCATACCAGTTGGTGTTGTAGATTGAATATAAATTTTTACACCAGAGGTAGCTCCAGAAGCATTAAAAGTAGATGGTTTATTGTTAAGCTGAGTTTGTGCAGAAGATGTCAAGCCGTCAATATACCCGATTTCTGTGGATGTAACGTTTCCAATAGATGTTGATGCTGGCAAGGTTGCAGTTCCTGTACCACTTAGATCTAAGCTTGAGTTTGTACCAGTAATGGTAATTCCAGTTGCAGTTACGGTTCCACCTAAAGTTGTTGCTGCCAAAGACGTTGTTCCAGTTACTGTTAAGTTAAATGCTGTAGCAGTTCCAGTTAATGCTGGAGATGCAAGTGGTGCCTTTGAGTTTAGTTGAGTCTGAATTGCTGAGGTAACACCATCAAGGTACCCCAGCTCTGTAGCACTTACAGTAGATGATGCTGCAATCTTTCCAGCAGCGTCAGAAACAAGTGCAGCCGATACTGCAAGGTTTGCACTAGTTACAGATGTCGCAGCACCAGTAATGGTTGCCTGCTTTGTTGCAATATCTCCAGCAAGAGATGCAAATTCTGCGTGAGAGTGAGTTGTATCAGAAGCCTGCATCCAGTTTGACCAGGCACCACTATAATAACCTCTCCAATAAAACTTTGGGGTAGATCCGCTACTCATGATGTATGTTTGATAAACAATTCCGCTACCATCATTAATTACGGTAAGCATACCAGGTGTGGCTGATGGCGGAAAACCAGTACCGCCAGTGACATCGTTAGCGGTTGGCACAGAATAGTAGCCAGATGTAGTTTTGGTATTTAAGTTGTTGTTTCCAGAGGTTACTGGAATGGGAACAATGTCAATCTTGGTGTCTTCCAGATTTTTTAAATGACCAGCTACAGAGTTCGCAACAAGGTTTGTTGGCTCTGTTGATTGCCCGTAATGATAAATCTTTAACGCTGTCTGAATGTCAGCATTTTCTGTTAGTGACGGGATTTGAGTGTTGTACTTAGTACCTATATTCTCAGTTGCCATAAAGTTTCACCAAGCTCATTATACCACGTTAATGCTAATATGAGCTGTCTTGTCTCCTGTCACTGGGATAATTCCAAGGGTAGGATGAACTTGGTATGCTGTTAAAACAAGTGGTAAAACATAGGATACTGCACCAGTTGAATCTGTTGTAATTGTTGGTACCCCGACCTGGAACGTAGATGCAACGGGGTACTGGTTTTCAATTCCTACGTGTGCATTAATAGCGATAAGACCTTGCCAGTTGACAATGTTATTAGCAGGTGTTGCACTTAAATAAAAATATTTTGCAAGATCTGTGCGGTATGCGTAAATACCAACACTTCCAGAAAGTGCAAGCATTTCTGCTTCGCTATTTACTGTAAAGATTGTGCTTCCAACACCTGGGAACGCATACTGTGGAACTAGTGGCAGGGTAGTGTTGGAAACAGCAATATTTGCCTGACCAACGCCACTAGCATCAAATGTTACAGTTTTGTTTACCTGATATGTATTTGGAATAATCTTAAAAATACGATTCCAAGTAGTAGCAGCATTCTTGTAAATGTACTGATAAATATAAAGATACTCTTCATCGGTGTTGTCGATGTTAATATACCAGTCTAATAGTCTTGGCTCTACAGGGAATACCACGTTTGGATCTGTTGGCTTACCCTGGCCATAAAGAATAAGACTACCATCCGAACCAGGTGACCCATAGTTAACGTCAACATTAAGCGTTGCCGCACCTCCAGATACAACAACGGTATCTTCTGCAATAGTTACAATCTGGTCTGCCATGATTCCTCAGTTAATTATATCACGCTGACTGTAATATGAGCTGTTCTAGCACCTGAGATAGCTTCTAAACCGTTAACTGGATGAAGCTGACTGCCAACTATAGAAATTGGAAATGTATAGTTTGTCCCATCATACGTTGGTTTGCTTAGTACAAAAGATGATATTACTGGGTATGGAGTGTTGGGAATTGGATTTTCAATGTCAACATCTACGTTAATAGACAATTCTGGCTGCCAACTACCAATGTCTGATGCTGGTAATGAAGTTAATCTAAAAAATTGTGACTTATCTGTTCTGTAAGCATAATTTCCAACAGATTGTCCAGAAAGTGCAAGCATTGCAGATTCAGATGAAACAGTAGATGTTGTATCTGAGCTTGTTGGTATTCTATAAATATTAAAATTACCTATTTGTGATTGATCACCAAACTTTTGAGATAGAAGCAGGGTGTTATCGGAAACGATAACATTTGTTGAAGTAGCTCCAGATGTAAATGCTAGAACTCTATTTGTATTGTATGTATTTGGGATAACTTTAAATATCTGTTCCCAAATATTTGTCTTCTTTAGCTGAAATGTAGAAAGATATGTCTCACTAGTTGTTTCAAGATCAATGTACCAGTCGTAAAGCTGTGCTACCAACTCTTCCTCTGCCCCCGTTGGATCTGGAAACGTGTATGACTGAGTAGCAATATCAAAATAGTTTGATGGATTGCCAGATCCTGGAATGATATAAGCACCTCTTTTACCCTCGGCACCACGATAAACATCTACCTCTATAGAGTCTGGAGAGTTTGTTAGCTCTATTTGTTCAACTTTTGCTAGATCATCTGCCATCTAGAACTCCTAGGATGATGGTGTGGTGCCAGAGTATGTTGCCATAGCACCTTCACCAGAAATGTTTTCAGCCCTAACACCAACAGTGTATGGAGTATCTGGTGTTAATGGTGGTACGAATGTAGCAACAAATGTTGTTTGTGTTGAAGCAACGGTTCCAAGCTTAAGAACAGGAACACCGCCAATAACGTAGTAAATATTGTAAGCACTAATTGGTGCAGTACCTGTTGGAGCTGTCCAAGACAATGTTCCAGAACTTAACGTAAGACCACTTACTGTGAGGTTTGTAGGCTGACCTGGTACAGTTGCAGGTGGTGTTGTTTGCTCTGCGACAGCTACGGTACCCTGCAAAAGTGTGTAAACGTAGTCATAAGGGCTTGCAATCTTACCAATTTCAACATCGTAGTAATAAGTTGTTCCAGCAACCATCTGTGCACCATTTTCTGGTGTAATTGCACAAAGAACATACTGGTTATCACGCTTTTCAGCAAAACCATTAATAGTTGTCTTTGTCACTCCAGCTGGTGGAGTGTCTCCAAGAACATTAGAAATTGTAAAGCGAATCTGAGTATAGTCGTTTAGTACGAACTGCTCACCAGCAGAGTTTTTGGGGTAGATACGAAACTCAAAGGTATCACCTTTATAGTATGAAATGTTGTATGTACCTGGAAACGCCATGATTAAATTATATCACGACTATCTAAAAAGGCTTAGCACTTTTTCTTTAAGGCTAACCTTTTTGACATAAGCTGTCTTAGATGGTATACAAGCTTCTCCGTTATCTAATAATAGTTTAGATAAGTCTGATACTGCAATTTCTGCAAGACCATTATTTCCCCATCCTCTACCCCAAGAATTTTGCAGGGTAATAGATGGTACTCCGCCCAGTGCCTTAGAACTCATAGTATAGCCAATAGCTAAAATACAGTGACCACCAACGTGCTCTCCAGATACCTTGAGAACACCGCTAGGTGCACTGTACATTCCTTCGTACCAGTTAATACCCAGAACGACTGGACCTTTTTGAATTAGTGCATCAATAACGTCATCAATATTAAAAGCCCATGAGTATGAAGCTAATGCTTGCTGATTTGCCATTGCCTTAGCTCCTGCTAATACTGATGTACCCTCGTAGTTCTCACCAGGAGTTTCGTCAATCTTTTGTGCTTGCTTATAAATGTATCGAGCAAAAGGTTGTGGGGTTTTTGGTGCTCTACCTGGAAGTGTTTTGAGGTTTACAACAAATGGTGTAGCCAATGCTTGTGCAGTCCATCCAAAACCAACACACGCACCTTCAGATAGTTGATCCAAAATTGGTCCTGGTACCCATAAAACATCTTTACGCTTTTTGCGTCTAAGGATTCCTCTTACAGGATAATTCTTTGATTCCTCGTCAAACCTTGGAACCCAGTCTAGTTTTCTTTCCATTGTCTAAGTATAGCAAAAGAAATACCCCCCGACATTTCAGACGAGGGGTATCTCAGTATTATTTTTATTACATTGGCTCTTCTACTGCTGGAGCCTGGTTTGCCTTCATAGTGTTTTCTACAACCTTGTTAGCTGCTGCTGTTGCCTTTGGCTTTGCTGCAGTTTTACGAGCTGTTTTCTTAGCTTCTACCTTCGGTGCTTCTGCAGGTGCAGGAACAAAGAACGAAGGACGCAGTTGCTTAATAACTCCGTTAAGTGCAACAGGGTCTACAGTTACAGCAGGTGCAGGTGGATTAGCTGCATCCATGTACTTGCTGTTAAGACCGTTGCGACTTACATCGTCAAAAGCTACTGCTGCCGAAAGGATAGCAGACAGGAACAGTGCAATTGCAGTTGCAAGTACAATATCCCAGTTCAGCTGTGCAATATCGGTTGCACTGATGGTAATCAAACCTGCACCACCAACTGTGAATGCACCTGTAAATGTCTGCTTGAATGTACGAACAAACGCTACAGCCGCAATAACACGGTTTTTGGCAGGGTACATGTAATCAAATACCTGTCTAATGAAATGTGTTTTCTCTTTAGCCATATTTCTCTCCTCCTTATGGAATAATAGCAACTTCGCCTGGATAAATCAAGCTTGGGTTTCCTGAGCTGAAGTTTGATAGGTTGAAGATCTCCATGTAGCGAGATCCGTCGCCTAGGTAAGCGGCACTAATATCCCAGAGGGTATCTCCTGGAACTACGACGTGTTGACGTGTACCACCTGATGGTGCTGGTGCAGGAGCAGATCCGCCACCCGAAAGGATGCGGTTAACCTCTGCCTGTACAGCTTCATAGTTTGCACCAAGAGCTGCTACACGGTCTGGACCGTTACCATACTCACCACGGATAACTGCAGCAGCTAGTTCAGCAATGCTTCCAGTTGCAACAGATACTGATGGTGCAGCAGGTCCTCCGAAGTATGACTGGTTGTCTGGACGTAGGTAGCCAAGAATACCAGCCTTTGAAAGGTTTGCGTAGTGTGCAGGGCCAGGGTTCTGGGTCATGCAATATACGTTGTTTCCACGGTCTTCTACAACAATGGCAACGTGGCTATTAGGACCTGCAGGGGAACCCCACTCCCAAATAGCTACGTCTCCACGCTGAGGTGGACCCTGTACTGGTGTAAGCCATTCGCCTAGACCAGATCGATCGAATGTTTTCCAAAGGCCACATGTGTAACCTGAGTGTTGTGGACATCCTCCACCAGCGTTAGTACCAGTTTTCCAGTATGTAACGCCGAGCATATTAACTGCATAGTGTGACCAGAGGTCCCAGCATTGGGCACCCCACGACTTATCCATCTCGATGGCTTTGCCATTGACACTATTCAGCCAGTTTTGAAATTGACTCATAATAAATCCTCCAAGCCTAATTATACCATCATTATGACTCAGTTGATTTTATGCCAAAAGACTTGATTGTACCCATAATCATGTTCCACATACCTAAAGTATTATCATCAGATACTAAATCTACTTCAGGACTAAAACCCTGAATATCAAAATCAAGACTATTGATTGGAAGGTTATCTGGTAAACCAAGATCTTGTGTAATTTCAGAGGGTAAATCAAAAACAACACTATTACCATCAACAGTATAAGATAACTCATAGAACTGATGATCAGCCTTGTTATAAACAGTACAAAAGAATGTCCAAGAAGACAAGTCAAGAGGTTTTAAATCTGTATTTTCAAAAAGATCAAAAGATAAAGAATAAGATTCTCCACGATTAACATTCAAGTGCATAGATTCTGTATTAGGTAAAATTAAATTAGTCATAAGTCCATTATATACAAAAAGACTAGTGCTCAGGAAAGTGGGATTTGAGAGAGAGAACCCAAGCACTAGTCAATAAAAGTATAACATAAAGATAACGATTTAATAACAATATTATAACGATTTGATAACATACGGCGTGTCAAGATAATCTGGTTTGACAAATCAAGAATTGTATGTGTATAATTATTATTTATAAGATATTAAGATATAACAGCAAGTAAGATATAGATATATAAGATATATAAATTATATATATTAGTTACCTAGTTTGTCAATAATAATTTTATATAGACGATCAATCTTTTCGTCTAGCTTATCGATTCGAGACTCAATGCGATCTTCTTCATCCTTCTGCACTTTGATATGAGCTGTTTGTTCTGCTTGCATCTGCTTCTGTGTTGATTCTAGCCTGGTAACTTGATCCTTGAGGGATTTACCACTATTAGGCTGTAGCTCGTGCTTGATGATTTCTAATTCTTGACGTAAAAAGTTTTTGATGATATAGCGTAAGAATGCTGCTGCCGCTGACAGAATTGCGATAATACCTACTGTTAGTGGAACCCAGTCTTGCCATGTCATGATATTTCAATTATAGTAGCCGTTTTAAAACTTATCCACAACATGTAGATAACTTAATTAGTTACGCACATAAAGCACGGCGGTAAAGTTCGGGGTCCAAGTTTCGGGCGAGAAATATATACCCAAACCACAAACCTTTACCTCCCACGAACCGAGGGTATGTTTGAGTATGGGGTGTATAGCTAAAAACTATACGTTTGACAAACCTTTAAAACCTTTGATATAATTTATATATTAACACCTAGTTACGCAGGAAATCTTAGGATCTACGGTGGCTAGGTTATTTATGTCCTAAGTGTTACGGTAGCACGGCAGATTCCAAACCTGCAGGCCTGGGTTCGACTCCTAGAGGATGTGCGAATAGAAGAACAAGGTCTCTTCTTTTTTACACATAGATTTACCCTCACTTTTGTGGGGGTATTTCTTTTTGCGGATAAAACTGATATAATATTTATATTACTGCTAGTCTTCCTACGGGAATGGTTAGCTTTTTAGGCGTTACGACGGTAAGGCCACATCACGGTGAAGGAAGTCCTTCCCAAAAGAGTAACAGTGGTTTCTATATCATTACAGACTACAAACCATTGGACCCCCTATTGAGGCTGCGGCAGGTAGGGGGTTTTCTTATTCCCAGGTTTGGGACGGGCTATGAGTCTTTTCCCACTTTTGGGAACGAACGTACCGATTACCGTAAAAATGGAGCTTTCATTGACGTGTTTGGGGTATTTTCGGAACGAACGTACATAGTTGACAAACCTTCATAGTGGGTGTACAATGGTTTTATAACCTCTTATACGACATAGGACATCAAACAACGTAGTTCAGCTATGATCGCTTATAAGGGGTTATTTATTTAGGAGTTGGCTTCGCCAACAGCAGATCAGGAATGATCTTGATACCGCCGAAGTTTTCAAACCTTGAAACCTGCTAAACTGGTTATATGAAGGATAGTGGTGACGTAGAATTTCTAGATCTTTTCAAACCATCCATGGAGAGATCAGAGAAAGAGCTAGTCGAAGAGAGAATGGCTATCTGCCAAACCTGTCCTTTCTTTACAGGAAAGCGTTGTCGTAAGTGTGGATGTTTTATGGCTCTTAAAACCACATTACGTCAAGCTACCTGTCCTATTGGAAAGTGGTGACACTATGTGTGCTGAATGTACTTTTATTGAGGAAGACTCTGATACCCCGATGATTTTTGATGATACCCCCGAAGAACGTCCAAACCTTTTAAACCAGAGCTGCTGTGGAAACTGTCAATGCGGAAAGTAGCTATTATCTTTAGTGGAGCTATTGCGGTTTGTGTGGTTTGGGGTTTGATGGTTTTGATCCTTACCGCTGTAATCTGAAAATCTGAAAAATTTTTCAAATTTGAGAAAATCTGAATATTTTGTAAAGATGTACGATACACGATCCACTGGTGCGACCTCAAAATTTTTAGTGAGCACACGGCGTGTCGCTTTGGTAATGTCAGTGGGTTGTGGTTAGATGGATATATACCAAAGAAAAGGAAAAGAAATGTCATCTCAACTACACTGCCCAGACTGCAACTACAAGACAGAGTTTGTTCACATCAACACTGCCTATGCTCAGCTACGCAAGCACCGTGCTTTAGAGCGTGCTATTGCTCTGCACCCAGCAGGAAAAAAGTTTGTAACTAATTTGCCAAAACACGGCGTGTCGTCTTGACTTTTCTAACAAAGTGTGATTGAATAATAATATAAAGAAACTAAGAGTAAAGGAAATAAAATGAAAGACTACAAAGTAACAGGTAAGTTTGAGAACGGAGAGAAGTTCTCTGTAGTAGTTACCAAAGTAACTAACCCATTCTCAGCAATGACTATCGCTGAAAAGTGTAAGGTAAATGGTCGTAAGGTAGTTGCTATGTCTGCCTTTCCTGTAAAGTAAGGATAACTAATGTCTAACGCATACTACACCATTCGTTCAATTGTTCGTGGTATCTTCTGGGCATGTGTGGCAGGGCTTAGTCTTGTTGCTATACAGTTGTTTATTGTTGCTGTGTGGTCACTACAGTTCTAGCTACCCCGATCCATAGGCTGTGGATAACCCTGTGGATAACCCGGCCTGTGGATAACTCTGTGCATAACTCTTGTATATGACATACAAAAAATCCCCCTAAAATTTGTGGTAAATGGGCTTGCTATTTGTCAGTGGTTAGATATAGACTGATAATATAAAGAAAGAAAGTAAGAATCTAAGAGAAAGGAGAACTACCATGTGGTTAGTTCAAGTAATTGAAAGAGGTACTGGTAAGGTACTAGCAGAAGATTGGTCACGCGATCGTGACAAAATGGAATCTGTTGCTAAAGAAATGAAAGTAAAGTTTCCTAACGCTAATGTCTGCTTAGACTATAACTCATAATGTCAGTGGCTTAGGTTAGAATAAAAGAAAGAAAGGTAAACTAATGTTCAAGATAATTACCCCAGAGGGCGTAACCGATATTGAAGATATGTCTATGGAAGAACTAATGGGCGTATATGTAGAACTAATGAAAGAGAGTAAGTAGTGTATAGAGTAGAGTGTTTAGCCAAAGGTACTAACGTAGTTATCCTCTGGGATACCGTCGAGACTCTAGAGCGTGCCCAGGAACTAGAAAAGATATATTCCGTAGGGGATAGCAAACTAACTTACACTAAAGTATTTGAGGTAAAGTAAATGGAAAATGAAAACGAAACTAAAGAAGATGGATACACTGTGCCAGAGTGGTGGCAAAACTCATATGGTCGATCACACCGTAGTTATTGGGACTAACGGCGTGTCGGCTTGACAAATGAGGCAGCCTGTGCCGGGTTGTGGATAACTATGTGGATAACTTTTGTCTACGATATACAAAAAACTTCTTCAAAATTTGTAGGAAAAAAGCTTGCTATTTGTCCGTGGCTGGGTATAGACTTTAGATATAAAGAAAGATAAAGAATCTAAGAGAAAGGAGACATAATGTCTCGAATTGAAAGTCTATCAGAATTAGGAATCGCATTCTGCGATATCTGCGATAACTACACTAAGGAAGTTGAATGTCCTAAGTGTGGCGTAGGTCAATGTGAAAATGACTTATCTGCCTACGGTTGCGAATATTGCTAAATGTCCGTGGCTTGATATAGAATTAGAATATAAAGAAAGGATAGCAAAATGCTAGAACTAGGATATGAAATCACAATGTTAGACGAAAAGTCGTTTGACGAAATAATGTCTCAGGTTGTCTTCACTCGTGAGGAAGCTCAGAGAATTATCGATAATGTCCGTGATATTCCAGGGGTATTCCCTATGGTTATCTACGGTACATATGAAAACAATAACTAAGAATAGGAAATAATAAAATGATGACTCGTAAAGACTATGTTGCTACCGCTGAAATTCTCGATACCCTCGTGGCAACCGCTACTGATGAAAGTATGCCCTTTATCCTTGACGCTATTGACGAATTCGCTGAAATGTTCAAGGCAGATAATGAGCGTTTCGACCGTACCCGTTTCCTAAATGCTTGCGGAGTCTATGAGAAGTAGGCGATCTGTGGATAACCTCTGTACATGTGTATAAGTTATCCACAAGTCCGGCCCCCCTCGTTATCAAACTGTTATAAAATACTTTACGTATTAAGTTGACAATGTCCGTACCCTCTGGTAAGTTTATAGTAACGAAAGGAAAACTCTAATGAACTTTGAACCCCTCTTTGGCGAAAGCAACGAAATCATCGGCTACCTTGACGAGGTAGGCAACGAATGGTCTGAGTCCGAAGTAGTTGAATACTTTGAGGTTACAGGCAACCACCCACACCCAAGCACACTATCAGAGGAGTCCTCCGTG